GGTGGGTTCCATATTCTGGCTAACCTATATGCCAAACCATTCGCAAAAGCGTCAAGCCAACGGTATGGTATCTCAACAGTTTGACCGCCAGTAAAGTTGGCATCTTGAACCTGTGTTACGTAATAAAACGATAACGTCGATGGTCCGGTAGTGGTGTTTGGAGTTGGCCAAATTGTAACCGTTGGGCTAATTAGTCGGTCAAACCAATAAACCGTTGGGAAACCTTGTTGGGTTTTATTTGGGTAACTAGCGTATTCAGTGCGGCTGATTGGCAAAATAATGCGGTCAATGTTTGATCCGCCGTTTACTGTAGTAACGTAAGAATCCAACACCATAACCGTTGTGCTAGAATTTCCAGTAATAGTACCCGATACAGTCATGCTGCCAGTTGTTGTGTTGGCATAAGAAACTGTGGTGGACGTGCTTGCAGTGACCGTAAATGTGCCATTGTAGCCAGTTGGAGTCATGCCAGCCACAGTAATATTTGTGCCAGCAGGATAACTATTACTGCTACTATAAGTGAGCGTAGCCGTTGTGCCGTTCCCAGAGGATGCCGTGACGTTATCAATTGGTGCGGCGGCATATGTAGACACACCCGTTGTCAGCGGTATTGTGGCTAGTTTAACTTCCCACAGATTAACGCCCATATTAGCCCACCGGGACAGCATGAGATTCGTCGCCATACGCGCCGATTCCATGTGTTCCTGAGCAATAGCGGTATTTCTCACCCCCGCCAGATTAAAGGCAAAAAGAGTAATTTCGCCCAAGCTAGGGTTGAAGTTGTATGTGCCGCTAGATGTCATTCATCACCTATTAGGCTATAACGCTCTTAATAATAGAGAAGTTAAGCAATGGAGCATCTGTAGCCGTACCGCCCGTTGTGTAGAACGTAATGGTAAAACTTCCCGCCGCAACCGCAGTTATTAGTAACACGTAAAGATTTGTGCCGCTGACTTGGTTGACATGAATAACATCGGTGGACGCAACGGCGCTGTTTGTAACAGTGAATGATGCCGCAGTTGCAGAACCCGCCGCACTGAACATTTGAATCTGCCCGGTTGGCTTGTTTAAAGTCACGCCCGTTGTGCGGCTAGTAACTTGTGTAACCGTACCGCCGGCACCAGTTGCATAGCCAATGCCGCTTGTTCCAAGTGTTCCACTACCGTTTGACGACAGGATTGAACCCGTAGCAGACAATGCCGATGCTACCGTTGTAGCGCCAGTTCCGTTGGGAGCAATTGCAATAGCACCGTTAGTGCCATTGTTGATTGTAATAGTGCCTTGCCCAGCACCCGCCGTATTGGTGGTCAAGACAAGGTTATAAGCCCCGTTGCTGCCCAAAGTAGCCGTTGCCGCACCCGAACCAACAACCGTAGTTGCAATACCGCCCGTGCCGCCCAAAACGTATGTGGCAATCTGAGAAGCCGCAACTTTGTATGTTGAACTGCCCTGAACGGTTGGGTAAACGTCCGTAGACGCAACCGCCGATACCTGAGTGAGTGCTGATATTGCTACGTTAGCCATAATACTTCCTTAAAAGTTTGTGTTGTTTTTATTTGCGATTAGTACGCCGCCAATATTAACGCTAACAACAGCCGCAGTTGCTGCACTTGGAGCAATTTGAAAACGAAGATCGGTTTTTTCGGCATATGGGAATGCAAAATGCCGCTGGACTTCATAATTTGTATTGAACGGCGTTTGGACAACAATCTTTTGAACGCCAGATGATGTATTGGTAATAGCGCGATATGTTGTATAATTTGCGCTGTTACCGTTGAACGACGAATAAGCACCGTAACGATAACCGTAGAATGTGTAACCAGCAGGAACCGTAAATACAGCTTGTTGAGAAGCACCAAGGCTTGATGTTGTTCCGTTAAATACACCCGTATTGATCTGCGCGTATGTTACGCCACCATTAATCAATGTAATAACGCCAGATGGGTTTGTTGCACTGCCCGCTGAAACAAACATGGCATTGATGCGTAGGTATTGATTGACGGTTGGCACGTTAGTTGTGCCATTTAAAACAAGGTTTTCCGTAATAACATTATACCCAGAATCAAGTCCAACAATTGTAATTGTAGCAGTATCACCCGCCGCCGCACTAACAAGGTTCATTGTAACGGCAGAAGAAGGAAAAACATATTCGGTTGTAGTCATATTTTCCCAAACGGTGCGAAATAACCCAGCCGTTGCAGGAGTAGTGCCAAAACCAAAAATATTTTGCTCTGCGTGGTTGGTAATTTGGCCACGGGCAACTTGAAGTTCAAATGGCTCATATCTGCCATTTTGAGTGATTGACGGCCAATTAACGCCAGATTGGGAAAGCGTACCCATAATTACTTACCTTTTTTACGCGCCGCAGCGGCATTATCAACTAAATTTGGGTATGGCCGACCAGCCGCCCTTGCTCTAGCCTTAGCAGACTCTTGTTGCTTGTGCGACAAGTGTTTCGTGTGGTGATCTTTGGGTAGCTTAGTTTCCCAAAATGCTTTTTCAGACATTAGCAACCCCACTTGCGAAGTGACTTGTTAATGCGGCTATCAGGGTCAGCAGCTTTAGCCGATCCCGTCATTTTCCGCTTCATGCCCGTCATGCGCGAACAAAAATTTTCGTGTCTTGGATTGTCTTTATCTTTCGTGGGGGCTTTTAAATTGTGGCCCTCAGCACGAGCAGATGCGCGTCCCTTAGCGTTTAACCCGCCAGAGGGAGCCTTGCCTTCAGATCGAGTCCATGCAGCAGTCATTGCTCACCTATGAGAAAGGGAGGGGGCTGTTACACCCCCTCGCCATATCAATCGTGTTCAGGCTCGTAGGACTTGTGGCCTTTCGGCTCCATGCCCTTTGCTGCCGTCGAGAGTGGGTGCATATTTGCCCCAATTTCGCCACCAGACTTGCGGGCCTTACGGTCTGCACGATGCTTGGCATGCTCACCATGAACCATGTGTTCAGCGTGATGAACGTGTCCGCCACGCTTGCGCTTTGGACGGTGTTCAGCCATTGGATGCTCGTGGTGATGCTCAGCGTGTTTCATGTGATGCTTTGCAGCACCGCCATGCTTACGCTTTGCACGACCGCCGTGCTTACGCTCTTCAGCTTCGTGTTCTGTTGGCGAATTAGCGCCAGCATACACGTCACGAACGGCCTCGTCGGCGTACTTCTCGCCGTGCGTACCGTCATTTTCAGACTTACCTTTATGTGCCTTCATGGCTTAGTTCCTTAGAAGTTATAGTATTGTGTCAAGCCAAACAAACCAGTAGCAGTTGGAATGTTGTAAGCTTGTGGCGACTGCCGAACAACGTATTTATTGGTGCCAGTAGATGGAGCCAAGTTAATACCGGACGAGTTAGCAAGATCAAGAGTCCCACGAACGTCACCCGTAGTGGCGGACGGCGTTGTGCGGTCAGCGGGCAAGAACCCGTTAGCTGCAAACGTGGTATTGGATGTTACCGCCGTCTGGGAAGCCGCTGCATTGACAATAAGTTCAGCAGAAGCATCAGCACGAATAGGCAACCCAATTACGCTCGTTGTACCAACGGAATAGGCGTGGGTAGTATCAGCCGTACCGCCCGAAAGCACTACAGACTTGATATACTTGAACGCTTTTTTCTGCGTTGTAGAAACGCCACCCGCAACAATCGTAATGGCTTCCGACATTGGATATCCGTAGATATCGTAGCCGTTAACCGTTGCCGTTGTATAGGTTGCACCAGAAGCCGCCGTTACGCTCACGACACGACCAATAAGAGCCATTGGACTCCAATTGGCCTGACTTGGCGTTTGGGCATTATTTGGCACAGCGCACTGAGAAGGTGTCTGGTAAGCCAAAGTGACTGTTCCAGAAGTTGCCGTTAAGTTGCCCGTAAGCTGATAGGTGCCAGTTTGGCCCTGACCAACAGTAGACGATGTACCCGTTGTCGTAATTTGCGAAATGACTTGAGAACCAGCCGCAGTGCCTTGGGAAACCGTGCCAGAAGTGGTCAATACAACCATTCCAGCGCCGATTGGAAGCGCACTGTTGGAAGTTACAGTCATTACACCGTTAGAAAATGAAGCCGTAACCGAAGTATAAGCGTCAAGTGCTAGAACGGTATCCGTAGCGCCAGTATCCGCACGAACAAAGTTTGTGGAATAGTAGACACCAGTTGTCGCGCTATTAGTTGTAACCAGAGCCAACGTAGAACTTGTTGGGTTGGCTGAAGCAACGATAGCAGCCGCCGCAGAAGTATAAGGAACTGCGTTTAGGGTAGTTACGTTATCCACGCCCAACCAGCCGAAATCTAAAGCTGCTTGACCTTCACCGGGGAAAAAAGTGTAGGCGGGGCGTGGGTCTAAGATAGCGGTCCCTGCAAAAAACAAGGACGAGCCACCAATGTCTGGATTGTAGTCAGCGGGTTGCGTTGGGTTTTGCCCAAATACAATCACTGGCCCGGAGAATGCTGTATTAGCCATAGTGCCTTCTCCTTACGATGTTGGGAACGAACCGTAGATCGAGCGCCAGTTGTAGTAGCCGAAGGAGTAACGCTCATAACCTTTTACAAGTAAATTATCAGTAACAAAGTCTACTTGCATATCAGTTTCGAACTTTACACGCTCCATATACGCCAAACCATCAATATTGGTCAGGAGGAACCAAGCGTAAGCAGAGGTCAAAAAGTCGTTGACCATATAGCCTTCAGCAAGACCACCAGCGGTCATCATGATCGCGTTAACATCATTATCCGCAGTACCCGGACGCAATTCAGTCTTCGTAAGACGGATTGCAACTGGCTCCAACTGTGGAGGAACAATGAGTTTACGCGCACGAGCAAACACTTTCAACGCTGCCTGATCACGGAAGTTCGTACGGACAGCAATCATGCTGTTGAGCAACGAGGCTTCGTTAAGGTCAAGCTGGGTTGTTGGGGTGTTAGCAACCGTCGAACCATCAATAGGATGCGCAGTGGAGCAGAGTGCTACACCATCGCCGCCGACTGACGCATTGTAGGTCGTGGCAGTGTTAAGGATGTTTGCGCCATAGATTTCTTTGGTCTGTTGGAACGATTCCACCAAGCCAAGGTTTGAAGGCATAAACTGGGTCTTGTACAGGTTGTCGTCAATTGCCTTACGGGTAATCGCGTACCCAAGAGCAATTTCGGTGTGTTCCTGATTGTAGACAAAACGCTCACCAGCGTTTGAATCAAATGCAGTCTGACCACCTTCGGTCTTCAACTGCGCAAGGCCCAAATACCGCATTTCAGCAGTACGTTCGAGAGCCATTTTTGAATCGTGCTTCGTGAAAATTTTGTCGTACTGAGATGAAATC